ACTTGTTTCACCAAAGATTCTAAGGTTTTCTGTATTTAAAAATTGTAAATCAGTTGAATCTAATTTAAGACTTTTGGCCACATACCATTTACCGGCTGAAGCACGAAACACCGCATCTTTGGTATAGAAAAACTCAACATCAGAATTGAATAGTGTTTTAAATAGAAACTTAAATGATGCCTGAGTACCTTTTGATTGATACAACTGTCGAGCAATCTTGGCAACTTTTACTTTGTCTGCCAGTATTTCTTGTGGAAAATAAGGTAAGAATTCATTGTAAAAATAATCTAAAAATTCAGCCGAGGTTTTATCGATGTCAACATAGTTTAATATGTTTTTGCTTCGGTCTGTTACTTGACCTGTAGTTTCCATCCATTCATAGTATGCCTTTAGAAACAATACAAAATTGGCATATGCGGGATCATCCCGAACGAATTCAGGAAGTTGTGATGGTATTAATAGTGAGGTTTTTTGACCTGATTCTATCATGTTCTAGCCGTAACGTTAACTGTGATTGCTGTTACATCATATGGATCAATTGTAATGATTCGATTGTATGTAGATGAAACAATAGAAGTGGTTGGTGTTGTGGTTACTGTGAATTGTCCCAAATCATTATCAACTTGAATAGGACTAAATGAATCTAATGTAATAACACCTTCTTGGTAATCAATCGTACCAATATTAGAATTGAAAATGGTCTTTACATTATTACTGTCAAAATAATAAGTTCTTAATGTACCATAACGACCCTCCAGATTCACGATGGCTGCACCAAGTTGACCAGTTGTGTCGCCATCGACTGGTGTTATCATAGCCACAGCACTAGTATAACCACTACCCACACTATCAACCACGATGCGTTGAATTGTTCCGCCAGATATGACGGCTGTTGCGGTTGCACCGACACCATCACCCATTATAGTGACTGTTGGTGGTGATTGATAACCAAAACCCGGATTTAGAACAGATAAACTCTCAACACCATTGGTTGATGAAGGAACTTCTTCAATGTAAATTTCATCAATGATGTTTGCAAGATTGGTTGGATCTCTGAACTGTAATGCTGGTGAACTACTTGTACCAGACAAATATCTTCCTGCTTGCAATGAAGAATTATAATACAGTTTATAGGTTGTTGGTGTAGTTAAGTTAGGTAAAAACTTCTTCTGCAATTTTAAATCAAACTCACTGGTAATCACAGCAGAACTATAGTTTTGTACTGTGTTCAACAAATCGTATGTGTTGAATGTTGAATTGAATGTGTTTAATGTATTGTTACCAAAAGTTTGAACGGCTGATTTGATACCAGCAGCCAATTGTGTGGCTGTCTGTGTTGTCTTGGTTGGATCATAGATTACATTTAAATTTAATTGTAAGTATGTGTAATCAGGATCAACAATTGTAGGAGTAACAGTCAATACAGAGATAGGTTTTAAAATATCTTCTATGATTCTTTGTTTCTGTGTCTGAGTAAGACTAAATGCACCAGTTGGTTTCAAAGAAACAAATACTTGACCATAAACGGGTGGAACATTTTCTTCACCACCCCATACATTGACCGCATCAAACTGAATACCTAAATCGTTTTGTTGAATGGCTGTAATATAATCGTTCTTATTAACTGCACGATTCTGTGCTGAGTATGACTTTGGTGCTTGAAACTTAATCGACTCAATGGTTTCTCTTTCATTACCTGATGTGGCAGAAGTTACAGGAAACACCGTGGTGTTTGCGTAACCAACAATCGTGTCCATCAATACAAAGTTATTTGCTTGTGCAGCTGCCGTACCTGATGTAACAACATAAGAAACATTTACAATATTACCATCAGTTAATTTTTTACCAATGACATTATCACCAAAGTAAATCTCATAAGTGTTGTTTAAACTCTCTTGTAAGAAATATACCTTTGAATCACTTGTCAATGAAAGATAATTGGTGGCCAGAGAATATACATCTGAAGCTGCATTAGAAGAAGATTGTTGAACAGTTACCACAATAGTAGAAGTGTCCACATTCTCATCAGGAATTTCAAATGTGTAAGAAGGATTATTAATCGAATCAACCGTGAAATCTAATGTCGTTGCCAAACCTTGTTTCAAAGTAACATTAGTAAAATTGACCACACCACCAACAGTATTCTCTGTATAGGCATCAGAAGTGACAAAGTTATAGTTTACTCCATCAATTGCTTCTGACATGAAAGAGGTGAATTTTGGTAATGTTAATGAAGATTGTACCACGCCATTCACTTGCAAATTGATTGTTGCTGTTGGTGCTATCGATGACCGTGGTGTATAGTTTAACATCTTTGCCTGAGATACAACCGAACCTCTTTGAATGGCTGTATCTAAGAACATTTCATTGCCTATTTGATTTAAATAATACGCATTATATTGTGTATTATAGGCAAGAATGTCTAAAAGTGTAGAAAGAGCAGAACCTTCATAGTTGTAATCTTTGAGTGTATCTTGAGATTGTAAATATGTTTTAAGATTGTTCTTAATTGTATTAAAATCCAAATCAGTCATTTGGATATTTGAGTTAGCTCCTGCCAAAATTATTCTCCTCTAGGACTTTACATACCCATCCTTTATGTGTTTTATTTTTTCCTTGTGCAACAGCTGACATGTTGCCTTGATTTAAACCATGAAACTTGCAAAATTCAGATAAATTGTGAGTATGGTGTGTATTATTATTTGGATCCGTAATAAACCAATTTTTCATATTTTTTAATGAATGTTTTGGTATTTTTCCTTTTAATGTTTCTGATAACTTCTTTGTTTGTTCTGGAGTCATTTTTTTATTTTTGTTCCAAGGAATATTTCCTTTTTTTACACCACCTATACCAGGTCTTTTTATTCCTTTGTTTGGTGGAATTTTACCCATCATTGCAATACTCTTTTTCTTTCTTTGTTCTTCGGTATGTTTATAACCAGAAACGCCATCACCACCCTCAGTTTTATTTAATAATATACCCGTATCTAAATCTTTTCTACCATACCAACGAATATATCTTTTTTCTAACGCTAGAGCGCCGATTTCTGTTAAATTCTTTTCCATTATTACAATTTTATTATGATCTTTTGGTACTGAAACTCCTTGGTGTTTCATCCATGCTCGTTGGCCTTTACCTTTACCAATATAGTATGGTGAACCATCACTTTTTCGTATGTATGCATAGACATAATACATTATCTATTTCTCTCTAGTAGTAAAGTTACAGTAGTTGGTAACGTTGCATTTTCAATATAAAAACTTAAATTCACATTATATGCGTTTTGGTCTGGTAAAGGTGTCACAACAATCTCATTTACTTGAGCTCTTGGTTCGTAGTTATCAATCATCGTTGCAATCTCTCGTTCTAAAGATGCAGCCGATAAAGGAGAAACCATCTCAAATAGGATTGCATTTAAGTTTGAACCCAAATCTGGATTGAATGGCCGTTCAAAGTGATTAGTCGATAATAGGTTGCGAATCGAACGGATAACCGCCTGGTCATCAAAACTCAGAGCCACATCACCTGTTACCGGTTTCTTGGTAAATGTGAAATCTATATCGGAGTATATTTTGCTTAAGGTTGCCATGTATTATTTATTATGGTTATTATAGAGTATTTGTTGTATTTGATAATGAATTTTCTGTGTTTGCTGTAATCCAACTTTCAATTGCTGTATTTGCTGTAATCCAACTTTCAATCGCTGTATTTGCCCATTCAGGTAAAATATCAATCATATCGTTATTTTGTTTGTTTCCGTTAGAATCCTCAGAATATTCAATCCAACCTTTATTGTTATTCCATTGTAAAGCGTGAACATTTGATGGAACGAATGATAAATCTAGATTTCGATAAGAAATTCTGTCTTGGTACACCGCACCATCTTCTCGAATAATTGTTAATTTCATTTTTCATCCATTATTAAAGTTTGTTGTGTTTGTGATACGCCAGCTGTGGCCAATAATACTCTTTGACTAACTTCATTAGCTTTAACCATTTCATTCCTAAATGATTCAACGGCTGCACCGGTACTTCTTTGTTGTTGACTATTTTCAATCATCAATACTGGCATCCAAGCCACAGCACAACCCCATTCATCAATATCTTTACCTGTATTTGAATCCATACCTCTTATTTTCATAAACCATGCACAATCTAATTGCCTGCAAGGATTAAAATTATCGAGTGGACAGCCGTGTTTTCCTTTTAATTCCATTATAAACTCCTATCAATTTTTAGTTGCAATAATAACATCAACATAATTTACTGCTAAATTAATTGCCGTGCCACTAAATCCGTGAGTGTGTGAACCTCCGCCGCCGGTGTTATTTGTGGCATTACTCAAACCAAAAGCACTATTATCAAAATCGTTACCTTGATTCGAACCAGCCAAACCACTTGAATAACTTCCACCAACTTCAGCAAAATAATAGTCTGTGAATGAGTGACTGTGGCCAGGTATTTGAGATTCTGAGAGTGTTGTTGCACCTACGGATCCTGAAACTGATTGTGAAGCAAATGCTGCCGAGAAGGCTACAGAACCGCCAGTACCTACTGTACCACTCACAAGTCTTAACGCTTTATCGTTGTGTGTTGTTACTTTGGTCCAACCGGTTGGTGCAGCCGTTTGTTGGAATAACAATGCGGTACCTGCTGGAAAACTGGCATTAGATGCATTAGTGGTGGCAGTATTTGCTTGATTGTAAGCACTTTGTACATACGGTACAATGTCAATACCATTCAAAATGGCGTTATTCGCTCTCATAATCCCATTTACTTCTAAAGCACTTTGTGGATTAGTTGTATTAATACCTACGCTACCATTTAAAAAGGCGCTATTCGCTTTAATATTCCCATTTACTTCCAAAGCAACGGTTGGATTAGTTGTCTTAATACCAACATTACCAGCAGAAGTAATACGCATCCGTTCTGGAGTTATGTCTTGAGCATCGTTTACAGCACTTCCAACACCAAAAGCCAAATACTGAGTACCCCAGTTTCCACCGTTGAATCCAGACCAAACGTCTGCTGCTCGTCTTGGTCCGTTATCGCCAGTACCAACAAATGTAGGGTAAAAAGAAACGCCAGCTAATTGGCCTTGAGCACTGCCAATAGCATGAGTCGATAATCCTGCACCAGCAGAATTAGCAAGGTTTTGCGTTCCTGTAATTCTTCCAACTACTTGCAGTTGACTATTTGGAGATGCTGTACCAATACCAACTAAGCCAGCAGCAGTAATACGCATCCGTTCTGCTTCACTAGATGTACCAGTAAAAAATCTTAAATCACCAGTATTGTTAATAGCAACTGTAGCAGTAGAAACTTGTGTTCCGCTACTTAATACATTTAAAAATATACCAGCACCGGGAGCAGCATTAGCTGTATTTGTAATTTGAACTCTTGTAGCTGCGCTTGCATCTCTTACATCTAGTCTAAAAGCAGGACTACTTATACCAATACCTACATTGCCACCTTGTGTAATTCTTACTAACTCTGTGGCACCAGAACCAAAAGCCATTCCATAAGCACCGTTTGGAGGATTAAATTCGATGTAACCTTGGTCTGTTACATCAATTCTTTGTTGTATTTTTGTTGAAGCCGTAGTCCAATTAGAACCGTCAGCCCAACGATATCCATATGTTCTAAGATATGATCCGTTACCATTACTATAAGTTGCCGAATACATATCATATGTGGAATTTCCTGCATAAATTCCTAAAGTGTTGCCAGTAACAGTCAAAGTTCCTGTTATTGATCCACCAGAAGTTGTAATTGCAGTGTTTGCTTTATTAAATCCTGCTTGAGCCAAAGCTGTAGCGGAGTTAGCGGTAGTTCTTGCAAAAGAATCTATTGATGTTCCAGAACCAGAAATAGTATTTGCATAATTAAAAGCTGATTGAGCTAAAACTGTACCTGTGTTAGCTTGATTATAAGCTGATTGTGTAAATTGATTTACTGTCGTAATAGCGGTATTTTGGTTAATGTTAATTGTTTCGATTGAATTTAATCTGGTGTTTTGTGTATTATCTACACCTTGAATAATGAAGATACTGGTATTCTGATTGGTATTAATTGTTTCAATAGAAGAAATTCTGGTGTTTTGAGTTGCATTATTGGTGCTAATCCATGTATTTTGAGTGAGATTCACACCTTGAATTAGAATTGTGTTTGCTTGTGCTGACAAAGCAATTTGTCTTGCCACATTATCAACCGCAGCACCACCTTGAATTGTATTCGCATAGTCGTATACAATTTGTGCTAAAGTCGTTGCAGTATTGGCTTGATTATAACTTGAGGTAGCAATGCCTGTGGCCACATTGGCCTGTTGATATGCAGGATCATTTACAGGTGGTAAAGGAGGATATGATGATGTAATTGTAACGGTGCCGTTGGCTACCGCAACACCACCAGATACAGATGTAATTGATGGTATTCCGTATGTTAATACCTTTTGTATTGAAGATGATGGTACGGCTATTGTATAACTCATAACGTTATTCCTAAATCATCTTTAAGTTTATCTGTGCCAACAATCTCAATTAAGTTGTTTTGTGTTGCACCTAAATTTGAGAACTGAGAAATATAATTATATTCGTTGACAATTTCATATGAATTGGTATAGAATGTTATATCATCACTCACACGAGCATTAACTGTATTTGAGAAGAATTGTATATCAGATATAATGGTATTCATTGCTGAGTTTGAAATATTACTGTTGGCACCAGAGAATGAATTAGCCAATGTAATATAGTCATTGCGTATTGCTGTGGTAGAATCAGTAATCGTATTGGCAATATACAAACTGGTAAAGTTACCAAGAATAGGCACATTGTTTTGTACGCCATCACTCTTATTAACAATCTGTAATATCTGACGACCAATACTTAATGCGGAATTATAATCAGGAAATGCAGCCGTGTTAGATGAATCAGTTACACCAGACAGATTGTTGGTGTGATTTGTAAAGTTGATGAGTGCCGTTTGTGCCGAAGATGCAGCCAACAACATTGTATTGGCCAAATCTGGATTATCATATCCATATGCTTCTGTATTGGCATACGCTTCAATACCTGTAATAAACACCGACAATTCACCAAGATTATCATTATAAGGATTCTCATAGTAACCACCAACAGCTGTATTGGCGATATCGTCTATTTGCCATTCTGATAAGTTAATAGATGAATTACTGAGATAATTTATAACGCCAGGTGATAAGACATCATCACCACCAAAATTGGCGGTGTTAAAATCAAATCCTAAACGACCGTATATACTTCCCATTATGCCTCCATTGGTCTAGTAGGTGGTGATGTTGGAAAACCTTTATTACCAATATGAACGTGTTGGTTAACCTTCATTCTAAACATTTGCATTGATCCAAATAAGTCTGATACTGTTGGACCAAACACAGAAACGCCAGCATCGATTGTAGTGCCAGCAATCATATAACCAATCGTTTCAACTGATTTAGTTGCTGACAATGAAATCTTTGCGGTAATATTGCCGTCAGCCTGAATGGACTGTGAACATCCAATGTCACCACGAACCATCAAGTCAGCGTTGATGTTAACTGTTGCTGCACCAAGATTGATGTCACCAGACGAATCAATATCGATATCACCATTGACAATCAAACGAGAATCTCCTTGCACCACTTGTTTAACATTACCTTTGATGTTTTCATAGGCGTCACCATCAATCTGTGTGTATGCATCACCTTGCACATTAAGAACAGAATCACCTTGTATAGTGATATTACAAATGCCTTTAATCAATACATCTTTATCGGAGGCAATGATTTCATAACCTTTACCAATAATTTTGTGTACCTCATCACCATTTGGGTGCATTTCAATAAAAGAACCAGAACGGTGTTGTAACCGCACCCGTTCACGAGTTGGTGTATCATCCATTTCAAAAGAATGACCACTTTCAGTTTGTTGAATTGTGTTATACGGATATATCGGTTGATAATCGGTATTAGCTGCTGATTCAGGTTCAGTCCATGCGTATATTGTCATCAAGGTCTCTCAAAATTATTTGCAGTTGTAGGCACTTTTTCATTTTCAATAGACAACTGTTTATCTAGAAGAACCGCTAATTGGTCTTGACGAACACCTTCAATCTCTTGAGCAATATCTTTACCAACATTAATTGCATCAGAAATGCCTTGTGTAGCGGCACTCAAACATTCACTTAGAAACTTTGCAATTCGTGCTGGTAGTGTAGCAATATATTGTATTAATTCTTGTAGTGATTGTATAAACTCTTGTATATCATTCAATGGTTCTAATTGATCACGAATAAACTTCTGTATTTGTTTTATTTTTTCTTTGATTGTTTTAATGGCAATACGAATTTCATCAGCAAAAGGTGAAGAAGTTGAACTTGCCCACAATGCTTCTATTTCAGTTCTGAGTGTATTAATGAACCCACTTACAGATATGGTTAGTTTTGCAATCTCAAACTTAATACCAGCAGGTATATCACACACATGAGCCAAATTAGAATTCGACTGTGAGATTGCAGTATTGGCCACAACACCTCGTGCTAATGGTGCCAATGTTGGTTGACCCACTTGATATTGTATTTGACCTGCTGGTGGTATTGCTTGCTTTAAATTACTTTGTGGTGAGAAACCTTTTGATTTATCATAAGATGCTTCAAAACCAGGAAACACACCCATAATGACTGGTGCCTGTGCGGATTCTCCGTCAGAGAAGAATCCCATAACATAGTCACCTAATCGTGGTGGACTAAATGTTTTAGAATTACTTGGTGATAAAGATGGTTGAGCCCATGGCAAATCTTTAGTTGGCAACTCTTGCAGATTGTCGGTGTGATAACCAAATATACGAACACGCACACGGCCAGTCTTTAAAGGATCAGCATTGTCCTCTACGACACCGTACCACCAATTGAATCCGTCTTTACCTAAAAAATTATTCATTGACTGCTTCTCTAAATTCAGGACTATTGTTATTGACTTGTGAGTATGCCGTTGGTGAACTATCTTTAGTTATCTCTAAAACGGTTTGATACACACCACCTGAACTGATAATGTGTCGCACAGCACTCACCAAATATGTTCCAGAATAATATCTATCCAAGTCTTTTTTCGTGTTAGAAGGCTTCAATGTTAATAGATTAAACTCAATCGTTCTGCCAGCCGTAATACCAGGATCACCAGGTATTGTAATTTTGACAATCGTATGATTTGCCAGACCTAACTGTGCTGTTCGTAAAGGAATATAGTTCTCGATTGAAATGTCTTTTGCAACCGAACCAGGAATATCTTTAACATACTGCAATTGATTCTGTGATGCATTGGATGTTGATACTTTAATACGAGAATCTGAGGATTCATTCTGTGTTTTACCTAAACGATTCTTTAATGGTACCAATACACTATTTTGATTTAATGAAGATGTTTTCTTTTCTTCAAAGTAGGTGTTGTAATTGAATTCAACAGTTTTATATGTTCTTGCCAATGGATCAATTGAAATCAGTTTATTGGCAAACGCACCAGAATTAATATCATTCAAAGCATCGTATGTCTTTACAAATTCATAATCCAATACGGTGATTGTTTTCTCTTGAAAGTCCTGAATCGCATCATCAATATTCTTGGCCTGATAACGGTATGTACCATAGATAGGTTCTTTAAACATTGATTGCAAAGAACGATAATTAAATCCATTCTTCGTTTCAAAAAATAACATATCTGCGCCAACAGTACCGGTAGACTTAGGTCTCGCATAAGTGGACAACCAACTGATTGCTTCAAATGGCTTTAATCTTGGTATTACAAAATCATAAAGACCGATTGTTTCTTCAATCTTTTGTATGTTGGTCTTTTTAACTTTTAATTTATCGATTAGAATACTTTCAACCATACTTGATATTTTTGTGCCTGAATATGATTTACTAATTTTGGTTTGTTCTGACAATAACAATTCTTCCGAACAGAAGTATAATGTGTATACCTCACTATTCAGATTACCACTAGGTTTTCTATCACTTGTCTTGTAGATACGGAACAACTGGTCGGTAGAATTTGTGCCTGTTCTTATCTTACCAAAGTTAATCTCAATGAATTCATTACCAGTCAATTGAAACATCTCTAAAAAACCTTGAGCATCAACGATTGTGATATAACCAGATGTTACAAAACTATAAATGTCCTCATAGTACGACAGTTCAACCAATAACCTTTTTAACTCAAATCTCTGCCCACTACTCATGAGCAGGTTTAATGTTTGAATCGAAAAATCTTGTGGATAATACGCACCAGGAGATTCAACGACAGATGTTGGTTGATTGTTTTCCATATTATGACATTAATGATTTAAACTGTTGTTCCATTTGGTCAACATAAACCGAATTCAAAATGTTTATCTTTCTTTTAGATTCATTCAACTCATACTCATAGTCATATATTGTCACAATTCTTTTTGTGGTTTCAACTGTAACCGATGTATTACCTATCGTGTATGTTTGTTTGTTTTGAACGAGTATATTGTATTCTTGTTCATTAATATCAATAGTGTTAATGGTTATCTTGTTGGTACCATTATCTGTTTGTGTGAGTTTTTTCTCGTAACTATACACCGTTGTGGTAGTATTACCTGATGGGTACTTCTCTGCCATATAATTTTTAAATACAGTAGAACTCATTGGCCAAGACCATTGTGGGTCTAACAGTTCATTTGCAAACAATACAATCCAATACCGATACGAATCACCATAGTACTTGTATGCAACGATTTCTGGTGTGTCGCCTTCTTGAATATCATAAGAGTAATATACCAAAGGATTCTTTAATACATCTGGTATAACACTAGCACGAGCCAGTAGATTGGTGAATACACGAGAAACACCAACATTATCGGTTTGAATTATTTTTGGTAGTGTGTCAAAGTATTGCATTTTTAATATCCAGCCTGAATTTTATCTTTATCAACGAGTTCAATCTCTTTGAAGTTGATTGTGAGTGTGGTTTGAACAGGTGCACCATCATCATGTGCAGCCCAACCGTTAGGTGCATAGTTTACATCAATATTCTCAATCACGCTTTCTGTTACTTTAGTTACATTGGTATTGCGTTGACCATTGAACAAAAAGTCTAAATTGAATGTCGATGGAGGTACAAAAAACATACCCGCAGCCGAAGTAGTAATTTGTGGTGCTGCATGGTAACGAAATAGTTTAATAATTTCTTTCACAGTTTCAGCCTCTTGCCGTGAATATGGTGTGAAAGTAAATGCCATTTGATAGGTTCTAAAGTCAATACCATCAAATAATAATTGTTGTTGTGGGTTGATTGCAAGGCCTTGTGTTGAGAGTGCCAATCGTGCTGCATTGGATTGTGCTGCACTAAGACCTAATGTTCCCATATTGGCTAGTGTTCCCATTATAGGAACATTTTTTAATGCCGAAGCCGCAGTACCAGCTACTTCATTTGCAACCTGTTGTAAACTTAAATTGCCATATCCTGCATTGTATTGAAAATTCAATGTGTCTGGAATATATAAAGAGATGGTCGCAACTTTTCGTTTGTTCTTTGGTTTAAAATTCAATGTCTTTTGTGCATCACCAGAAAAGAAGTTTTTAACTGAATTGAATTGTTCTTTTAAACCTTCAACCGATGTGCCTTTACTTATAAACGATTTGGCTTCTTCATAAGTAACAGGTGAAATCTCATTGATTGAAAACTGAACAATGTGACCTTTTGTTGCTGAACCTAAATTTCTTGGATATTGATAACTATTCACACCAAATTTATTACCAAACAACGCACCTAGTGGTCCGTTGATAAGATTGCCTGGTATTGATACACCACCGATTGAGGTTGGTATGGAAATGATGGCCATTTAAAATCTCTTTTAATGTGTTGAATATATATTATTTATGGCTTATTCCGGACGATTTACACCTCGAAATCCTCAAAAATACATTGGGGATTATAAAAATATCATTTACCGCTCTTCGTGGGAGTGCAAGATGATGGATTGGCTCGATAGAAATCCCAATATCATCTCTTGGGCTTCTGAGGAATTGATCATACCATACCTTTCTCCTGTAGATGGCCGCTGGCACCGGTACTTTCCTGACTTTCTTGTGAAGATGAGAACGAAAGATGGTAAGTTAAAAACCATGTTGCTTGAAGTCAAACCAAAAAAACAATCTCAACCACCAGAACCACAGAAAAGAGTGACTAAACGATACATCAATGAGGTTGTAACTTATGGAGTAAACCAGTCCAAATGGAAAGCCGCAACAGAATACTGTCTAGACCGTGGTTGGGAGTTTCAAGTTATCACGGAAGACCACTTGGGACTGTAACTAAATAATCTAATGGCATATACATCTAAACTCACCACCTTAGCGAAACAAAAGACGGCAGCGCAATTACAAACTGCCAGTCGTGATTCGTATCGTTGGTTAATGAAGAAGATTGGTGAATTGAACAATCCAACAAGCATTGCTTCGGTGATTGCTCGTGAAGATAGAGGCAACCGATTCATTAATGGTGGATTATACTATTTCTATTATGATCCAAAAGGTAAGGCTGATTTACCATATTATGATCGTTTTCCTTTGGTATTGGTATTAGAGATATACAAAGATGGTTTTCTAGGTCTGAACCTGCATTATTTGCCAATTCGTCAACGAATCGGTCTTTTGGATAATTTGATGGAATACGCTGACCTAGACAAAAACAAAGATATTCTGCGTATGCGTGTCACCTATGACATATTAAACGCCTCCAAGCGTTTTAAAGAGTTCAAACCGTGTCTTAAAAAGTATTTGTTCGGCCATGTCCAGTCAAAGATACTTGCCGTTCAGCCAAATGAGTGGGACATTGCGGCATTCTTGCCAATTCAGCAATTCAGAAAAGCCACCACATCAGAAGTGTGGCAAGATTCACTAGAAGAAATAAGGAAATAAAATGGCAGGTAATATTAACGATTTCAAAGCCAGTTTTCAAAAAGATTTATCCCGTCCACATAAATTCGATGTGAATATTCCTATTCCATTGACATTGATACCTTATATTAGTTCTGCAAAATCTCTCAACTATCGTTGTGAAAATGCACAACTTCCTGGTAGAACATTTGCAACAGCCGAACAAAAGACATACGGACCTGTAGAAAAATATCCATACCTAAACACATACACCGATATTGATTTGACATTTATTGTCGATGATGATATGTCACAGAAGATATTCTTTGATGCGTGGATGAATTTTATCAACCCTTTGTATAACAATAATATGCGATATAAAGGTGATTACTCAACCGTTCTTACTGTAAACCAATATGATGTTACAAACAATATTTCTTATTCTTGTAATCTATATGATGCTTATCCTATTTCCATGAATCAAATGGATTTAGATTGGGGTGCAGATGGGTACCATAAACTGAATGTAACCTTCGCCTACACATACTGGCAGAACAACTCATTGCAGGCTCTTGGTATGGAGTTTGTCGATGCAGGTATCAATGCAGTAAACAATATTGTTGGTGGCCTTGGCGGCAATGCCGTTGGTGCTGCTGGCACTGGAGTAAATAACTTTATCAATGATATAGCGTCTACTTTCCGTAGATAATTTTTAATGGAGTGAAAATAAGATGGCATTACCAAAACTTGATGTACCAACATATGAAATAGAATTGCCGGTATCAAAGAAAAGGATCAAATATAGACCTTTTCTTGTGAAAGAACAAAAGAATCTTTTGATGGCAATCGAATCAAATGAATCTAAAACGATTCAACAGAATGTAAAAGACATTCTTTATAATTGCACCTTAACAGAAGGTGTTGATATTGAGAAACTGCCTATCATTGATGTAGAATACTACTTTATCAATCTTCGTGCCAAGTCGGTAGGTGAATCGGTACAATCTCGATATCGTTGCAACAATGAGGTTGATGGTAAAGAGTGTGGCAACATCATGGAAAAAGATATTAATCTGTTAGAACTAAAGGTGCAGATTGATCCTTCTGTTAATCCTGAAATTCAACTCACCAATACTGTATCAATCAAAATGAAATATCCAGAGTTTGGTATGGTACAAGATTCATTGAACTATGATGACATTACTGATATCACATTCAATATGATTGCTAATAGTATAGAATACATTTATGATGGCGAACAGTTCTATTATGGATACGAAGCTCAGCCAGGTGAGATGTTAGAGTTTGTAGAAGGTATGAATCAAGAACAGTTTGCTAAGGTGGAAGAATTCTTTAACAAACTACCAAAGTTAAAAGAAACATTAGATATTAAATGTGGTAAGTGTGGTTTCCAACACAATATTGAAGTAGAAGGACTTGAAAGTTTTTTCGGTTAACATTTCGTCATGACAATTTAAAGAATTACTATAAAACGAATTTTTCGTTGATGCAGCACCATAAGTATAGCTTGACCGAACTTGAAAACATGATACCTTGGGAAAGAGACGTTTACATTTCCTTGTTGATTTCGTACATTGAAGAAGAAAACCAGAAAATACGAGAAAGACAAAAGAGATAGTAAATGGATTACGACAAGGCTGAAGAACTACGAAAGAAATCTTTCGGTTCACTATTGGGTGAACAAGAAGGTGGCCTTGGCGCATCTTTAAAATCTGCAATCTCCCAAAAAACACAAGCAAAAATCACTGGCATCAAAGAGAAATTTGATCCTATGAATATTGCTCGAGCTGTTGGTGGTAAAACTGGTGCTGCCGTTTATGGTAAAGTATTTGGTCGTGACCAAAAGTCTATGGAAAGATTTGCTGGTACAAGAAAGAAAAGAATATCAGCAACTGATAATGTTGGTAAAGCTTCTGGTGATTCTTCTCCTGCTGATGTACTTGGTTTAATTTATAGAATGATGTTGCGTAATGCAGAAGATGCTAAATTACAAAATGAGTTAAAACAAAACAAAAGAGAAGAAGAAGATAAAGAAGAAAAGGATCGTAATCAACAATTGATACGAGCCCTTACTGGTAGAAAAAAAGAACCCACAAGAAAAGAAAAGAAGGCTGAAAGAAGAGCTGAGCGTAAAGAAGAAAAAAAAGTTGAAGCTAAAGCTAAAGAAGAAGCCAAACCAAAGGTAAAACCTGCAAAAGAAGAAGCACCAAAAGCACCAGCTAAGGCGCCAGAAATAAAGCCAAAAGTTGAAAAAGCACCACCAGTAAAAGAAGCGCCAAAACCAACAGCCAAACCATCCGCTCCAACACCTACTGCTAAACCACCTACGGCTGCAAAAGTTCCGCCGGTTATGATAGGTGGTTCCAAAGGACTTGTATTGAGTGCATTAGTTGCTGCTGGATACTCAAAATCAGCACAGGCCAATATGATGGCCAACGTTGAAAAAGAATCAAATTTTAATCCACGAAGTGAAGAAGTTCCAAAACCAGAAAAAATATTTTCAATGTTTGGTCCTCCTGGTGTAAAAGGTGGACAACCAGAAAATGGAAAAAATAAAGTTAGGTTTCAAACACTACAAGATGCTCAAGATATCGTAGCTGCTGGACCAGAAGCATACTTTAATAAAGTCTATGATGGCCGAATGGGTAATACATCTCCAGGCGATGGTTACAAATATCGTGGCAGAGGATTTATACAAATCACAGGAAAAGATATGTATAATCGTGTTGGTAAAATGATTGGTGAAGATTTAGTTAGTAATCCTGATTCGGCTAATAAACCTGAAATAGCTGCAAAAATTATTCCAGCTTTCTTTCAATTAAAATTAAAAGAAAGAAAACTTAATGCTGAAGATTATAATGATATAAATGTTGTAAACACGGTGGTTGGCGGTGCTGATATGAAATCCAGAGAGCAAAGAAAGACTTTGGCTGCTGCATATGCAAATGAATTAAATATTGGTAATCAAATAGATTCTTCTTCCAAAGAAAATAAAGATTTGAAAGTTAAACCGAATGATAGTGCATCACCAGTTATAATTAACAATACAACCAGCACACAACAAACAACCAAAACAACACCAAAACCACAAGGTGGTGATGATAGAAGTGCTTATCAAAAAAAGAACCAGGGATAACAAATGGAAATGACCTATCAACAAGCTGAAAGACTGAGAGGTAAATCTTTTGGTTCTCTTTTAGGTGAACAAGAAGGTGGCTTAGGCGAATCTTTAAGAAAAACTCTGTCATTAAAAAGTAAAGCAAGAATGACTGGTATCAAAGAAAGATTTGATCCTTTGAATATTGCCAAGTTTTTAACTGGTGGATCCAATTTTGCACCGGCTGCATTAGGTAAGTTATTTGGTCGTAGTAAAGAAGATATTTCTCGGTTCTCTGGATCAAAATTAAGAGATGTATCTGGTACAGCAACTAAAATAGGATCATTAGAAAGTGAAAATGAAACTTTAAGTATATTATTAAAAATATATGAGTTGATGAGAAAATCAAATGAAGATAAAATTGCACAACGAGATGCAGAAAATGCGTTTGCTGAAGAAAACAAATTAGAAAAAGATAGGCAACATAAAGCCTTAATTGCGGCAATTACAGGTAAACCATACGCCGGTGATTTAAATAAATCCACAGCATCAAAAGTAACAGACACACCAAGTCCTAATTTATTTGGTGATTTGTTGGATGTTTTTGGTCTTGGTCGTGATGCTTTATCAATATTAAAAACTGTAGGTAAAATGGCATTGTTTTTTACTGGACCTGTTGGTGCAGCCATTCTTGGTGCCACAGCTGTTGGTGCATTAGTGTATGGTTTATATAAAATGTTTAGTAACAAAGAATCCTTTGAAGATCCAACTTCAGAAGTGAATAAAGGATTGGATCAGGCTAGAGAAATGGGTGGTCTTGCAGGTGTTAAAGATGAAGCAGAACGCCGTAAGAAATTACCAGAATATGAAAGAACAATGGCTGAAATTCAAGATTTTCAGCAATATCAAAACGAAGGCGATAAACTTAACGACCAACAACTACAAGGCTTTGCTAAACGAGGACCTGGTGCTTTAGAAGCCGTTGAAGATTATAAAAAACAAAGAGATACTTACGAAAAAATTTCTGGTATAAAGACACCAGAACCAATCACATCATCTCCAAGTTCTGCACCAGCGCCAAGTTCTCCTATGAGTGAACCACCAGCAGTTGAGAGTTCATCTACAGGACAAGCACTAAGTGCTGCACAAAGTCAAAACTTGGATTTAAATATACCCGAAAGTAATACTGATCCCGCTACTGTTGTAAACAATAATTCAGTCAAGAGTTACGATAAGACTGGTACAAAAATTCCTATGCCTTCTGTAAGGAATCAAGAACCTACTTTTGCCAATATGATATTATACAGTACAAGAGTTGTATAATAACCAATAAAAAACCCCGCCGTAGCGGGGTCTAAACCAAGGGGTTAAGGTTTAATCTTCTTCAGCTAACTTGGCAAAATACGCCATGTCATCTTCATCTTCACCAAGACTAGGTTCAACATCTACTGCCTTCTTAGGTGCAGCAAACTCTTTTGCCTTTACTTGTTCTACGGTTGTGCGTGGTGCTTCACCATTCAAACCAAGAACCTTATCAAGGCGTTGTTTCAGAGCATCATACGACTTGAACTCTTTATCAGCAATTAATTCTTGTAGTGAGAAAGAATCTTTCCAGATTTGTTCTAACTTGGCATCATCGTCAGACAATGCAGATGGTGATTCAAATTCAGACTTGTCATAGTTCTGATAGCCTTCAACTTTACGAATCTTCAACTTAAAGTTAGCACCTTTCCACATATCAAATGGGTTGATTGCTTCTTCGTCAGCGAACTGTGGGTTCATTGCTTCAGAAATCTTATCGAAAATCTTCTTGCCGAACTTAAACAATTTAATCTTGCCTTCGTTCTCAGGATGCTTAGGATCAGATACGATATAAACATTGGCGATGTAATTCAATTTACGCTTTTGCTTACGAACTACATCTTTGTTGGCTTCGATGCCAGAATTCCATAATGTAGAATTGTGTTCACATACTGGACATTGTTGGTTCTTTGTGGTCAAACAGTTATCAATTAACCAACCGCCAGGTCCTTGAAAACCGTGGGAGAAAATCTTGACCCATGGCAGTCCATCGTCACCATCTTTTTCAGATGCTGGCAAGAAACGGATTGTTGCCATACCATTGCCTGATTTGTCTACTTCGGGACGCCAATAGTTATCGGACTTATCCGATCCTTCGGTTGAAGTGTTTAGTGCTTCGATTGCTTTGGAGAGTTTGTCGAGATTGCCAGATTGGCGTTTTAGATTTGCAAATGAACTCATTGTGTTGCCTTTCGTATTAAACGGAGTATTAACGGAATATAAACTACTTTCAAATTACTTCTCATAATCAACTACTATATCATAATATTTATGCTTTGTCAAACGTACATCTTCAAAATACCTAAGGTTGTTACCCAATCGGTGTGAAGAATACCAATACCACCAGCTTTACGCCAGTCATCAATAACACTTGGTGTATCATCAATAATAATCTTATCTGGCCCAGCAAACTTCCATTTGTGTCGTTTACCTGGAACAAAGTTTGGTGTGAATGTGATGCCGTGAGTTTGCAACCAAATCATCTTTTGTTTTGAAATCTCATCGTACCGTTCTTCATTGGCAGTAGATGTTAAAATCTGTGTTGGTACAGTTAGGTGTTTACGCAAGAATGTCAAACCATCCATGGCACCAGGCATTAGGTCTAGAGTTTCAAATTGTTTTGTTGCAATGAATTCATCAAAGAACTTATTGAATTCCTTTTTCTTTTCTGCATCTCTCGGTTCCATGTGGTACTGTTCTTTGTATCGTTTAACGAAATCAGCCACCACACCATCTAAATCTAGGTATATCATACTTATTTTTGGTTTTTGCATAACATTCCTTGTTTCCATCCTACTGGAGGATTCTTTGTTAATAATTGTTCGATACCATTATTGTACCATTTATTTCCTTTTGTTGTTGGCTTTTGATATAATCTTCCTAAAGTCCAACCTTTTCCTGGGTTTTCAATAGATAAAGTGTTTTCTTTTCCATTATTATACCATCTACTTTTTTTATTAGCTTCACTTCTTCTTAATGATTGTTCTATTTTATTTTTATCCGATTGCAATTTTCCAGGAGAACCTTCACCCCCAATCGTTTGATTGTAACCATTCTTAAAAGAATTATATTCTTCTATAAAAATACATTCGATATATTTTAAATGATTATAATCTGAAGTTTGATAAATTATTTGCCAATCAAAATTATCCCAACCATACTTTCGGATTGCTTTATGTAACAAAAATCCATCACTTAATTTGGATTTTGATTTGTGTGCGTACCTTCGAGTAGGCCAATTTTTATCAATACCAATATACACTTTATTGTTTATTTTATTTGTTGCTTTATAGACAGAATAAATATTCATGCTGATATTCCTTTACAATATTAGAGTAGGTGGGAACGCCAATTCCGTGACCTACACCTATTTATATCAGGCATATTCTTTAATCTTTTCTTTCAATATATTTTTAAATTTCTTCTTATCATAATTAATAAACGGAGTGTACTTTATACACTTCATTTTAAAATTTGGCCAAACAATATCATCATCTATTTTTTTATCCCACATCGGAATAAAATTGAGTATATCGTTTAGTATAACAAGTGTTTCTAATGAGACCTGTTTTAACTGTACCAGATTCATCAATATCGGATATGAATTAGGTTTAACTTCTAGCATCTCATCAGGTGAACCACCATTTGCCATGAGATACATTATATCATTCTCAAAGGTATATGTCAAGCTTTGTTGGGTTTTTTGCCACTTTCTGTATACCTCTTCACCATCTGCGTTGGCCATCTCACCAACCCATTTATCACCATCGAGAAAGTTGGCAACATAGAAATCTCTCAATTCTTCCAGACTATACTTTCTACTTAAACGATAGAATGTATATTTGTCTTTGCGCTTGAGAAATGTTACCGAACTGACATTGGTTTTGCCATGGTATTTAAAGTAATCATAACTAACGGATGTGAAATGTAACTTTAAACTATTATACATGGCAAACGCTGCATAGCCTGTATTTTCTGTCATTTTCGTGTACTTACACCAATACCAATACCAACATTACCATTAGAGTCAATACGCATGGCTTCTCTACCCATACCAGTATTAAAATGTCCTGTAGTGTTGCATTGAAGTGCTGTGATGCCAACAAAAGGATTTGCTGTGGGGATTATTGGTGTTAATGTTTCAATTTTGGCAAATACTGGTGTTGCAACCAGTGCTGGCACCGATAATAAAAACTTTCTTCTGTTCATAATCAAATAGGTAGTTTCGAACTTTTCTTAATCAGGTTTAATTCTTGTGCTTCGTCACGAATCTTTGCTTTGAGTGCGGAAGAAATCAAAGTGGATGCCACCTCAACTTCTAATCCTGTTTCTTTACAATGGTGAAGAATGGCATCCATTCTGTTACATCTGAGTCTGAATGCCATTTCTTCTATCAACATACTAAAATCACGAATTTCATCTTTTGTAGGCATATCAAATCTTATTTTTTTCTTTATAGAATATGTGTGAACCAATCTGTGTAATACGAGGTAAGTTCCAACCTGGATTTACATAATTGGCATGGAAATACATTGCTTTTTCTTTGTGCAGTATATCATGTGCATATTCGTTTGTCAAGGCTTTCTTTGCAACTAATACCGATTCTTCCCATTGGTATTTGTTACGAACTAAACTGTAAGCCTGATTACAGAACCAAGAGAACTGGCAGACCATTCTACCATTGATTTCATCTTTCTGTTTTACGACACCACATACTGTGGATGGAAATTTACCGGAGTTTACACGGTTGATTGTAACTTGTGCTACAGCCAATTTACCTTCGAATGTTTGGTTGCCTGATTCGTAGTATACATTTTCAGCAAGGCATTGAACTTCTTGGTTGAAATGCTGACTGGCAACTTTAATAGTTTTCTTTTCTACTTGTGCTTTGGCAACAGGTACGAGTAAATTGATTGTGATTAAAAATATTGAACCAGCAATTAAAAATTTGTTGGTAGTTTTTTTGTTGAAATACATCTTTCTTCCTTTTTGATGTTCTGGCCACCAAACATCAGGCGGCCAGATTTCTCCAATTACGAATTCGTTTTCTTAGTAATTTTTATTTCAGGTGGTGGAGTGGTTTGCGAAACGAAATTGTTAAGAGCTTCTGCTTTTGTTACAATATCTGTTTCTGTGGGAAATGGCGGCAGAGCAGGATGCTCAGGTGAAGTGGTGCCAGCAATTTGAGATGCCGATACCTGTGTTTGCCATTGATTTGTTACAATTTCCTTGTGAGCATAAAAATCTTCTGTCAAAAGGTCTTTGGCCATTTTTAAGAGTTCTAGCCGTATCTCGTATGGTGTCATACTCATTTACTTCTCCTTGTGTGTGTCTATGTGTGATATACCAGCGGTTTGTGTGTTGCTGGTAATTTATTTATGTTGAATTAATCTATATTCTTAGAGTATATACTAATACAACATAAATGTCAAGCGGTTACTGCAATTATTTTATAATGTGAAACTGGTAATTAACCAAATAGGTAAAATACCGTAAAAAGAATAGTCAAACCGCATGCTAGCACTAGCAATGCACCTAATCTTTGTTCAATTTTTTCTTCCGAATAGTTTTCGAAGCTATCTTTACTCATTTTATTCTCCTGTATTAGTGTTTGTACTATTAGTATTTATACTTAGAGAATCACCACTTTTGATCATTATAGAACTTAATTGCCTTAACTAGGCCTTCGATATGGTCTTCCGTTTTCTCTTGGAATACCAATGGTTGTTCATCTTCTACCGCCATGATAATTACCAGGTTGTGTATAGGTGTACCAATCATTTCTTCGTACATCAAACTATATGCGGCCGTTTGCCAAAAGTAATCTTCAATCTGTGCTTTGGTTTTAATCTTCTTGGATGTTTTGAAATCGATTACTGATAGTTGACCATCGAATTCACCAATCACATCTACACGACCTGCCATACCCAATTGTTTCGACCACAATGCACACTCTTGATAATGAATGTTGTTGATACGATTTAATAGTGGTTTGAGTGATATAAACATCTCCAAGGCGTCTGGCATGACCAGACCTAGACCTTCATTGTTCAGATATCGTTCACACAAGGTATGCACATTGGTGCCTCTTCCTGTAGCCTTCTTTGAGATTGCATTGGCTACATCTTCACCTACTCTCTTTCGCCATGCCATAATGGCATCTTTCTTTTGGGCGCCAAGAACAGTCGTTACCGATGGTAGTTTGGTGCCATCAGGTAGAGTATAGAATCGACCACTGGATAATGTTTCTGATTGTAAATCTTCAAGTGGTATTGGTGGGCAGAATGTAAATGTCATTTTTTAGTCACAAATTTTTGTTTTATTATTTTGAAAAATTCTATATCACTTGGTGTAAGATCAACCGCATCAATATTTTTTCTATACTCTTTAGCCTGATTTTGTAATTGTGCAAAATCACCCATATACTTGAAATGTTTTGTAATTCTATTTGTATCGTAAGCATCCATGATAATATGATGCCTATCTTTATCGGAATCGTTACGAATTTGATGCCAGACATTCACCCATAAAATATAAACTGAACCATCAGCTGGCATATGTAAGTTTTGTCCATCACACATATGTACACACTTTTCATTTGTTATGAGTGGTATGTGTATGCGAGCCATATAGTTATTCGATACAGAATCTCTATGCACTAATGATTTTGAGTGTGCTTGCAAACAAGAAACTCTAGCTCGCCTAGGATAAAAGCCTAATCGTTCCAAATCGTTCAAAACTTCTGCAATATATCCTACGCAAGCTGGAGTTGGTTTATCATGTTCCAATCCAGAATCGTGTGATACATTTAAAAATTTCATTGCTTTATAATTATATTGGCCGTTAGGAAAGAACAGGTCATTTGTTTCTTTATCATCGGAATGATATACTTCCCATCCATCATGCCAATCACCAGTTCTGGTCAATAAACTCCAACCACCAAAACCTTGATATTGTTCAGTTTCATATTCTTCACCTTGAATAACTTGTGGACCTAAAGAAAATACATTATCTTCCACTTCTTTTCGTAGTCGGTTAATATCAACTTTATAATCTAATTTTTCATACCACATTATAGGTGGCCTCCATCTTTTAATATGTCATATACAACATTATACTCTAAAGATGAACCAATGGCAACAGCCATTCTATCACTAAATTCACCTTGTGGTGTGACTGAGTGTGGTAAACTCACATTTAATAACCATGCTTCGTTAGGTTTGGCTATAAATGAATGGGTCTTTTTCAAATCCGGTTCACCAAATATAAAACCATCAGTTTGATTATCCACCTGTTCGAATTTAGGTGTATCATTTTTGAATTTATAAAATTGAGTTAAACAATTATCCGTTTTTAGATATATGTTTATGGTTGATTTGATACCACTATCTGTGTGTGGTGGTATAGTTGTATTGATGTGCATTAGAGTGACAAAAAAATAATCTTTATATTTTTCTGGTATAATATCAAACATATTGAATTTGCCAAAATTAACATAATGATAGGCAATACCTTTGTCACCTTTCATGAATGACATTTGAACATCTAGAATGTTGTAATCATCAATCACAAACTCATTATTTAATTTGCAGAATTCCATTCTCTCACTTTCATCATATCATTACACCAACTTTTTAGTACCAATGCATTTTTAGCTGATTCGTCAACAATTTGAAAATAATCAGCTGATATTGATATTCTTAAATCTTTTGATGTATTAACTTCAACTTCGTGCAACATATAAAAAGGTAAAATAACAATTAAACCGGTTTCTATTTTAATTCTCTCGACACAACCATCTTGTACATGACAAAGAAGATCACCAGAATTTTTTGGTGTTTGTACATAATAAGTTACCGCAAAAGAGGTATCAGGATGAGCATGATTATCAATATTTAATCCAGGTGACCTAACATTTGGCCAACCCATAATTGATTCAAATTTTAATTTTAAATCTTTTAGTTCTGGTATAGTATATGCCGATGTTGTTACATAATAATCAAAAGTTTTTTTGAGTATTTGTAAGTTAGGCCTAGGGTAATCCCATAAACTATTTTTAGGATTAGGAGAAGTAGAAATCTCTTTAGCGATAGAGTATAATTCGTCTAATAAATTTTCATTAAAATCATTATCAAAATCTGTTTTTACTGTCCAAATAGGATAATTCCATAAAGGATTACTGTTTGGATTTTTTCCACTCTTTGTATTCTTTAACGATATCACATTCATATTCCCAATTAATTCCATCATGTGGTTCTTGTTTAGCAAAGTATTGTTCATCTCCGTAAATTATGTATTCAAAAAGATTATTACCTTTGTGGAACAATTTCATGAAAATGTCAGCATATTCATCAGCCATTTGAAAAAATCTAGATTTATCTTCCGGTGATAGATTCAAAATATCATTCTTTAATTGACTGTCAAAATAATGTATGACGTGTTTCCTATACAATGCAAGTTCTTCTTCTGATATAACACCATCTCGATTTAGGTCAGCATCAGCAAACCCATCGTTGTTTAAATCAAGTTGCTCTGGATTGTTCATTTTGATATTCCTTGAAATACATTAAATATTTTTAATGATTTTATTTTTTTATTTAAACGAGAAAGTTTTACAACACCCTCAGATGCGTAGTGACTCATGAAGAACATCGACCACATTAACCAAGTTGTTATTGTTCCTGGGTTTGCTCTCTTAGGTAACATATTAACAAACTTACAAATAGGTCTACCTATGGTCATAATCACACGACCTTTAAGGTTATCGTTTGGTAAAGCGCCCATCAAGAAGGCCATATGTTCTGCCCATGGTGTACCAATCTTTTGAGCCCATTCCGTAGAGGTTCTCTTTTGTTCTGAAGATCGCAATTCTTTATCTTTAATCCAAATCAGGTAATCTGGACCGTTTCCGTCCATCCATGAGGTAACAATCTTCGCCCATTTAATATAACCTTTGTATACTGAACGGTCATGTTTTTTCAGCCACTCTCCATACTGTTGATCTGCTGACCACACACGATAATCCATCATTCCAAATTCGTATAATTTAGCACAGATAATCTTTGAACAGTTACAGGCACAATTGCAGTTATATGAGGTTTCTGCTGTTGAACAATTATAGGAGCAAGCACAGTTACAGTTTGCCTGCAGAAAGCTGCTTCCGTCACAGTTTGCACAATTTACACCACCAGAAATAACACAGTTGTTACATTGTATGTTACCACAGTTACAGTTTGATGTACAGTTTCCGTTGTTACAGTTACCTTGTGTGGTGTTCTGAAAATACGCTTTACTATAGAAATTACTCATGGCTGGGGTTTCAGGCCTTTGGGCTGGCACTATAACATTATTCAAGAATTGTAAACTGGACGAATAGGTTGTAGGTAGCCCTATCTCAACATTGATGTCTGCATTACTAATTGGTCCTGATGCTGGTAGTGTCATGATTATACTCTTTAATTGTTATGTTACTATTTATATTAGGTGTTAAACTTAACTAGTCCAAAAAAACTGAATATTCTAAGGTATAGGTAACCAATATCAAATTCATACCATTTTCTTTTAAGGTTAGTATTCATAGGTTGTGTGTGGTGATTATGGTGCATTTCTTCACCAGCAGCAATCAAACCAATAGGAAATAGATTCCTACTATTATCCGACCGTTTACCACGATATCCAATTAAGTGGCCACCAATGGCAATAATAACAGTCATACAGACAGTCACCCATGAGATTTGAATCAACCAGACAACGATTCCAACCCATCCAAACAGATACAGGTTCAACGCTAATATAATGTATGTTCCAAGTCTTAGGTGACGGTCAATCCAACCATGTGGCACATGGCTTACTTTACTCATTTGGTTATCATTGGCAAACCCACGATAACCATTAACAATACAACCAAAACAAATTTTAATAGTAGATTTAATCCTTTGTATTGGTGTACCGTCATAAAATACAAAATGTGGATCGTTTGGTGTATCCGCATATGTATGGTGTTCACGATGTATTGCAGTCCATTCTTTTACACCAGTACCATCAAATAACCATAACCAATATCTCATAAAATTAGCCAATACAGGATGCATAGTATACTGTTGATGTGCCATTCCTCTATGCACATACAAACTAAAACAAACAATCGTAATGTGCATGGTAATCAATGTGTACCATACTATCATTTTAGTTTCAATAGTCCTAGTTTTTGAAATATTCTAAGATACAGGTAACCTATATCAAATTCAAACCAGCGGTGTGCAAAATTAGGATTGGATGGATCTCTGTGATGGTTATTGTGTAGTTCATCTCCGGATATCATTATGCCAATAGGAAACAAATTTTTACTATTATCTTTAGAATCAGGATGTCTATAACCGAACCAGTGAGCAAAACCTGAAATGCAGGCAGTAGACCAAAACGGCACAAAAAATATATGAAATATCCATACTGCTAGGCCTATCCAAAAACCAAACAACAATATATCAACAAATAAAAATAATATCAATCCGAGTCTTGGAAATTTAGCATAAACATTTTTTTCCAACCAGTCTGATGGAGTTCCTCTTCCATAGTGTTCTAGTGCCCAATCAGTATCAAAATACTGATACAATCGAATAAAATTAGGCACCATGCATTGCAAAGTGACCGACCAATTACCGTATAGTTTTGGAGAATGTGGATCACCATGAACATCAGTATATTTGTGGTGTTTACGGTGTTGAGCTACCCAAGGTTTTGAAATTACTCCATCCGAGAACCAAAGCCAAAATCTCATGATGTGTTCTAATGCACGATTTAAAGTGAATTGACTGTGAGTTAAGTATCTATGTAAATATAATGATACACACACAATCGTAATGTGAGTTGTTATGAATGAGTATAAAGCTATCTCACCAAAGGTCATCATTCTACCCTTGATTTACCATATACTTGAACACCTTCAATTTCACCGATCACTTCACTCACAACTTTAATAGGAATAATTTTCTTCGATGGCTTTTCTTTGTGTTCAAAGATTGAACCAAAAATGTCTTGGCGTTCGAGAGGCAACTCATCATTTTTAATTAGTGTTGGAATATAACCTGTGATTGCCTGAATTGCTAAAGCAAACAAAGCAACATTGTCGGAATATGAATTTGCACAAGAAATTTCCCAAAACTTTTCATCCAAGAACATACATGCACCTTTACAGATATGTAAAACTGGACATCCAGAGCATTCTTTGCGTTTAGACCAATGTGTAGATGATGTAATTTTTACGTTACCATAATCATCTAGTGTACCACCCAAATGTGGTTCGTGATTCTTTGAAATTTCTAATGAAGAAACATTTTGACAAGTCATTACGTTACCACGAAGATCAACAGCAAGCGTGTGTTCATCGTCCATACCACACTTTTGTCCTAGATATTTTGCTGGATAGTGTGATAGTATCTTAGCAACCAAATCATCAATCTTATTTAATTGACCAGTGAAACCGATCCGACCTTGTGTGGAAAAAATATCAGCAAAAGCAATTTTACGATACTCAAAATGTTCTTGTAATGTTTGTAATGAATTGGTCACGCCATCTTCATCATATGCATCAACGATACCACCTTCACCCAGTTGAACATTGGGATCACCAGTTAGTTCGACAAACCACTCGTAAATGGCTTTGCGACTTTTGTTTTTAGAGTTCATCATTGGATTAAAACTAAAACCTTTTTTCAATCTAGTCATCATACGATAGAATCCTAAGATTCTTTCTTTGGCTTCAGGATCATCAAAAGGATCTGGTCCACGGACAGATTGGCCAGGACCATCATGAGAGATTGATACAGTAAAATTCATCATCATCAACCAATCAATAATCTGATCCGTTAAGATAGAACCATTGGTGATGATTGAGAAGTGTGGTTGTCGTTTCCATCCAGAGAATCTATCTCTGATGGCTTCTGCCAATGGCTTGAGTGTTTTCCAATAAACTAATGGTTCACCACCCCAAAACTCAATGTGCAATCCTTTTTCTTCTTCAAACCGCAATACATCCAATTTCTCTAAGAAGGCATCAATATCTTTCTTAGAGGTTTCTGGTGCTCGTTCAACAAACTTCTGTGAACAGTAATCACAGGAATAGTTACAAGATAATCCTAATTGAATTTTCAGATGTGTAATGAGTTCAGATTTGATTAGTGGGTTTTCTTTATCAAAGGACTTATATTCTTTCTGATCGGAATAATCTGGTCGTTGAGGCCATTCATAAATGTTGCCGTCAGCATCCTTTAAGATATTGGCCATATTATCATAATAAAAGACCTTCTTATCATTGATATTTTTTTCACCGTGTATTTCAAAAATCATTTTTTATTCTCTATCTTCAATTTTTAATTTTGCTAATATGTATTCTTTTACCAAACTACTACGAACAATATCATCCGCAGTAAATTCAATCTTGGTAAAGGCATTCATGTGCATGGCAATATCAAAGAATCTTAATATGCCTGACATATCATTCTTGCGTTTATTTAGATCAGTCTGGCGGTAATCACCACACCACAATATCTTCGACCTGTAACCTACCCGTGTCATTACAGTATCAATTTCTTCAAAGGTTAAGTTCTGCATCTCATCTACAATAATAATGGCATCATCGAATGACATACCACGAATGAATGATGTAGAGATAAACTCAATGTGACCTTGTTCAGTTAATCTCTGATACGCATCTTTACGACCAAAGAGTGTTTCACAAATCTGTTGGTAAGGCTGTTGAAAGATTTCCATCTTTTCAGATACATCACCTGGTAAATGGCCAATCTCTCTTGATTGTACGGCAGACCGAACAATAATAATCTTATTGAATGGATTGGATTTATCCAATACTTCTTCTAATGCTTTGTATAAGGCACAGAATGTTTTACCTGTACCTGCAACACCGTGTAATGCAACAAAGTAATCACCTTGTTTGTATGCATCAAAGAAAATCTTTTGATTCTCAGTTAAAGGTTGAAAGGTCTTTAAATCATCAATGCGGACTCTTAATGCGTTTGTCTGCTTGTTGTGTGGTTCTTTGTCATGCGGTGTTGTCACATCAGGTAGAACTCTTTTTTTGGTTACCATCAAACTTCCTTTGTTGTTAGAAATTGTTTACCACTCCCTAGGCTTCTTTGTCTTGTGACCAGACATTGTATTACCTGGAATTGTTTCTTTCATTCTCTGGATTACACCAGATTCGAATGCTGCATGGGGTTGACCAATACCGGGAACCGACATACGAGTGCCATCACCAAAGATAGGTAAATTCTTTGCGGAGATATATCGTTCTAGGTGTGGATTGTCCAACTTGAATTGGTCATACAGAGTGTAACTCATCACATGAGTTTCAATTTCATCTGTATCTTTATTTAAGAATTCATATGCAGGCATTATGCGGCTTTCTTCATGATCATATCGGTTAACCATTTAGGTTCTGGTCTACTATTTATCTTGCCTTTCCATGACCACATACGTTGTTTTTCATTAAAGTAATAGTTATGGTACGACTGTAATGAATTACCTGGTACTTTGCAATAGTCTGGCATGGCAGGTGTAGGACCAGTAAAGTTTTTGGAAGGTATATTTGTAGGTAGAACACCAAGGTCTGGTATCAATCGAGCACAGGCATGAACCTTACCATAACGATAGGTAAACTCACTCAATAGTTCACACCACATATTATATAACCACAGATAGTTTTTGTCTGATTGGCGCACCCATATGGCGGATGGGTGGTTCATCATTGTAGGCTTCATGAGGCGTTCTTCACGACCATCAGGCAGTCGCCATGCCTTGATTGAACGGTTATTGGCAGAGAGTCTGCGGTATTCTTCACCGTCAAGAACACGGTGCGTAGTGGAAAGTAACTGAGCATACTCAATTACCATCTTGCAGACGTGTTTGTCGAGGTGCATTTCAGCACAAATTTTGGGATCATTATCTAGATAAAAAATATTCATAACATTCTTATTAAACCAACAATATCAATCGTAGTAAGTAACAAATAATTAGCCAACATACCAAATGACTTACGGGTGACCGCAGCCCAAGCATACATGGCGCAACCAGCAATCCAAATAGGATATAAAATTAAAAGAGGAGGATTAGGAACAGTAGCGGCCATGGCAATGGCACAACCAATAGAGATTGCCCACGCCACACATTCTACAATAAAACGAACACGGCCAGATTTCCAATCATCATGAATCCAATTAAAACCCCTAAGGACCAAATCATTCATCATCAACATCTACTCATAGTTTAGGAACATCTTCTGCTGAGATTGCTGCTTTTGGTGGACGACCACGACCTTTGATTGCTTCGATACGATTAGCAATATCATCAGCTGATACTTGTTGCATGGCGAATTGCTTGAACAGTTCATATGAATCTTTTACTTTGTAGATTCTGCCATCATTCAAAAACAAATGGCAACCACCTGTTGAGAACGGAGCAATTTCACTCACCGTATCCAAATTCAAAATCACTTTACAATTCTTTTCTACTGAATCAACTTCGACAAATAACGACATTTTACTCTCCTTTAGGTTCACGAACTTTTGCAAGCTTGGCCATTTTTTCGGACAACTCTGCTTGAATATATAGTTTTTTCCACAGCGACTTTTGTTCACCCGTTTTGCTAGCCAACAATCGTTTTGCACTCTTACTCAATTTAAAATCTTTATTTGGTTTCATTTCTTATCACAATCTTGAACACGGATTAAATATACAGTTTCAGTCGAATAGGGACGGACAAAGTAACATTCGCCTTTGGTCGACCAAACTAGATGATGTTGAATACTACCTTGCACAACTTCAATCAATGCAGGTTTACGAACCACATCAACCAAATTGTAAATGGCAATAGCAGATGATACAAGTGCCAAGAATATCACAATATTGATTGTGTTCTTGCCTACCCACACATATAACTTATCAAACATTTATTACTCCATTAGTATATAACAGGTACAGTATAACACCAATTGAGAGAACTGTCAATAGTATTATGGTAAAACTTCGTGATGATTGGCGGTAATATTCCACTTCCAACTCTAACATATCACGCTGTCCGAGTAGCATAGGTTGACATTCATCCTCGCCACCCATCAACTCAATGGTCTTTTTGGCGTTCATCAGGCGCTGTTTGGCCTCATGGAGATAGTAGTATGGTATCATATTAGTCCTTCCTCAGTTTGTGGTGGTGCTGGTGGTGTGGCATCTGAATATCGGTATACTTCCACTCGTTCGCCTGGAATATATGGGAAAGTTACCGGTGTGTGGCAACCACCATTGGTGTAGTACGACTTGTATGGTTCACCGGTTGATTGACTTACATTCCATTCCCAAAATACTTTACCATCAATATCCCACGCACCATCTTTATCTTTGAATACTGAACTGCATCGTTTATTCTGTAACATACCATGGCCAGTATCACTCCATTCCCAATCTTCACCTGTAATCGGTGCAATTGGTTTGAAATTGGCCAGTTTAGTAAATAGATTAATCATGTAAGGTGCGGATGAACCTGAGTGTCCTTGTTTCTCAAATACATTCAATAAGTCCAATACGCCAGCACAAATCATGGCCTGCATTTCATCCTTGATATCACCAGTTTCATCTGTCCAACCGGCTGCACGAAATTCTTCCCTTGCAAACTTTTCATATACATTCATAATGTAATTCTGCGTCTAATTAAATTAACTCTGTTGGTGAGTTCATCAATCAAATCTGCTGCATGAGCAATTCGATAAGTTAAATTAGAATTGGAAACTCTAGGACCTGGTCTTGGTTCGCATTGAGTTTCGTTCACCTCAGTTAAGACATAATCAATCTGTGCAAATAAACCGGAAGTTTCCATTTCCAACAATTCAATTGATTTGAATAAGTCATCCAACAATTCTGTTGCGGTACAAGGCCTTGATGTTACTTGTTCAGGTTCAAGTTCTCTCAGCGTAGTTTTTGGTGTCACACCCATTGTCATCGATTCTCTGATATAATTAACATCATTCACTGGTCTGCCCATCTTAGGGCTATATGTTCCATTTGGACTCATTATATTACTCCATTCACTCTTAAAATTCTAACATGGTCGTCAGGGGTTACAAAAATTCTTGCTCTTAATTCTACTTGATTTGGTGTATGTGCTTCAACTTGTGAGGTAAACTCAATATGATTATTTTTCATGAGTTCTTGAACGAGAAGTTTCACCATATCCATCTTTATCACATCATGTGGAAGATCCTGCCACATTTCAAGTGTAATGATTTTTGACACCTTAAAACAATCACCTTTAATTGGATGTTGATATTGATTTAAAGATACAGAACCAGAAATTGTTGGTGCTGGGTATAGTGTTGGATTGGGTACAGTAAAATTCATAATTAATCCCACAGGCCTTCAAAGTACAAACCAAACAATCTAAATCCATTGGCCTTCCGTTCTTGGTGTGCCTTTAATCCATCCCAATCGACTTTCAATTTACTTTTACCTTCAGACATATCTTTGAACCAAGTATCGTGGTTGGTTTTACCTTCTTCTTTGTATGCAGAGTGGTCAAAGAATTGTGATTCATCATCATCTTTCATCTTCTGTTCAAATGCCCAAATCATTTCACCAAGTACCCATTCCCATTTCTGGTGTACAAGTGTGTGTTCATCTTCAAGGTCAATTGAATGTACCTGTAGAGTACCACGAACATCATTCTTTTTTCTTTTAGGTTTCTTTGCTTCACGCAATTCAACCGGCACATCTTCATCATCAACCATTGCTGAACCATGTTTAGATTCTTGCAACTGTTTCAGCATCGGTAGAATGATGTGAGCCAAGGTATGATCCATTGACCAAGTATCCCATCGGTCTAGTTTCACATACATGATTCGTGGGTGTACCAAGTTTAATACCCATTGAATTGCAACACTCAATGGATTCAGATAGTCTGCGGCCTTGGCAACCCATTTTGGATGGTCAACCCATTCTCCATCATCAACAATACGTTTCTGGCGACTGCATTTACTCCAGTCAGTCCAGAAAAACACACGGTCGATAATGGTGTATGGAGAAATCCAATGATTGCGGTAATTACTTAATATTACTTTCACTTATTATCTCCTGTTGGGAATGGCCATGCAGCAGGTGCCAATCCTTTAATATGATTGTCAAGTTCACTTCGTTCAATCGGTTTGAAATATCTCTCATGCAAACCTTCCATGATAGTCATTACTTGTTCAGTATTTAATTCTGTATCTCTTAGGCGGTCTTCCAAATCTAGGATTTCCCAATCATCATTTTCTACATCATGCCATGCGTAGATACAAACCTCTTCACTTGGTCTGTGTATCAAAGCCCATGGTGTCATATCATGTTCAGGAAATACAAAGCCATCAGTCAATGCATCTTTGTGAATGAAGATAGCAAACGATTCCATGTTCTTATTGCCACCTTCAATGTAATCATCATCTGTTTCAAGGTCACCATAACCATCAAAAATGATTTTTACTTCTCTGATGCTTGAAATATCTTCACCGATATCCGATCCTTCATCTGAATCGTGGTACATCTCGTCTAGATGTTGTTGTAACAATTCATCAAAGCGTTCATAATCATATTCGAATGTCATTTTATTTCCAATAGTTGTGGTAATGTATAAGTGGAATCCATGTAAGACGATACATCATCTAATACACTATATTCTAAATCACCTTCACGCCTTTGGCAATACTTAATTTCAAAATCACACTTGTTTACCTCTTTGAATACTTCTACCATTTGTTTGACTGTGTGACCTTTACCATGACCTAGGTTTTGTAGTGAGTTGGCAGGTGTTTCTATTGCCTTTTTGATTGAGTGGCAGATTTCATTCACATGAACATAATCTCTAACAGGTGTGCCATCGATTGTATTGTAATCATTACCATATAGATTGAATGTGCCTGTTTCTTTGGCCTTCATTAAGTTAAACATCAATCCATCCATATTGGTTGGAGGGATCCCATCAGACCCAATCACATTATAAAATCTGAATGAGGTGAAAGTCTTTGTATTTTCAATGCAATATCTTTCGACCACATCTTCAGCACTTCTCTTACTCAAAGCATATGGGTTGATGGGATTAGCGGCTGTGCCTGTCGAAGCAAACACAAAATTCTTGTATTGTAACTTCTTCAGTACATTGATTGTACCAAATAGGTTTGTATTGTAATATTGGATTGGTTTTAAAACGGACTCATTGACCTTTACTAATGCAGCCAAATGAACTACTGTATCATACTCCCACGGAAGGTCATTCAGAGTGAACTCAAACTCCTTCAATTCACTCCGAATGTCCAAGTTAATTATATTGATTGTGTTGAATGGCATTGTGTTATCGATACCATACACCTCATAATCATTCTTCAATAATTTGGCCAAGTGTAGACCGATATAACCATTACAACCAGTAATCAATACTCTTTTCATTAACCTATTCCGTTACTAACTCATAATCTGATTTACTTACACCACATTCAGGACAATTTACATCATCAGGTAAACTATTGTAATCTTCTACCGATAGAATGTGTCCACAAACAACGCATCTGTAATATGTATTCATTATAGTCCTCCCAAAACTTGTTTGTATGCATTAGCATGACGCTCTTCTACTTTCTTCAAAGCATTAAAACGTTTCTCTGCCTTCAATAATACCGCCTTGAATTGTTCGGCGTGTTCTTTCGATTCTTCAATCTGATGCTGAGCTTCGATAGCAGCCTGTTGATTGCCTTCTTCGATTGCTTCTGCTTGCATCGTTGGGTACATATGTGTGTACTCCTCGGTTTCACCATCAATCGCCAATTGCAAACACTCTTTAGTAGAAGGTTTACCAATCAACAACTCAAGGTGTCCCCACGCATGGAGAATTTCTTGGTCAGCAGTATGCTCAAAATGTTTGGCTACATCCTCGTAACCTTCTTCACGAGCAATCTTGGCGAAATAACGGTACTTGATGTGTGCTTGTGATTCGCCAGCCAATGCACTTTCAAGGTTCTTAATTGTAATACTCATAACATCTCCTATAAAATTAAACTAACAGCAATTACTTATCGATAGTTTAACTCAATTGTGCATATTTGTCTAATGATATTTTTTAATCTTGGTTATCGATTTTTTTAATCCTCAAAAGTTTGCCATCCATAAACAATGCTGAGTATTCTATCCATGTTTTGTGGTTATCTTCGGATCGGTAGAAACGAATGTTGCCATCAAATTCATGGCAACACACCCATCGTTCATTAAACTGCCTGATAGAACCACCAAATAGGCCTCCACCTTCTATCCATTCAGCATCATAGTCTTGATGCCATAGGTAAGAGTGACCATCATCTTGATTAACTTCAATCTTGTAATTATCTAATGTTTGGTTAGGAGTATCTTTCGTCTGATACTTCTGACCCTCATAATTAATGTAATCAAACATTCCCATTTAAACCTCCAAATATTGCAGTTCAAATTCATTGGCTCGTTGCTCATACTTAATGTAACCACGAGGATTACATACCACTCTGGTATCACCAATACTATAATCAGATTGGTTGTGCATATGACCATGAGTCCACAATTTAATCTGTGGCCTATCCATGATAAACTCCGATAACTCGGATGCATACGCACCATTCATTAGTGTATCGTGTTTAAACCACTCAGCAATACTTTGGTGTGTAGGTGCATGATGCGTTACAACCACATACTTCTTCGACTTGTCATCAACGGCATGGTTAATATAGTTAAGCATTCTATCGTGGTCTTGAATAGAATCTTCTACCGACCACTTTGATGGTTTCTCATAATGGTCAATGCGTTCAACCACCAGATTACCCTCAGCATCTTTCAGGTGCATACCAGAACCATCAGGATTCTTGGCATAAACTTTGTTGGTGTGGTGTGTCATACGATTACTATTCGTGATTAACTTAAAGTCATTCATACGCTGGCCACAATGCCATTTGGTCAATGCATCGTCTTTGTTCATATTCGTCCACAATGTACCACCAACGAAAGTAATATCACCATGTTCCCATGTTTCTTTTTCGAGTAGGTGAATATTCTCCTGCGGTAATAACTCATGCTTCAAGCGGTCATAGGTGTGGCGAATATCAAAATCATAATGCTCATGGTTACCCATCACATATACAACATGAGGAAATTGAAATGAACACCGACTAAAGAAATCACGAACCAATGCTCGTTCTTTTGGTTTTTTTGTAAACACTTTTGCTGTACAAATGTCACCACTCAAAATGAGAACGTCAGCATTTTCCTCATTCTTTAGAAAGAGGTCGCCAAACTCAAGGTGAATATCTGAAGCCAATGCAATTTTCATTTAATGTAATATATCTTTCTTATCATCTTGGTAAATAATATCTTTTGGATGTTCCAAAAGTTTTATGTAATCATCTTCGGTGCCTGTTTCTTTGGCCATTCGTGTGAGTCTTGCCAATATAATCGCAGTCAAATTCAATGGGTGTAAATCATAAGTTTGTACCCATTCTAATAATGCACCATCAATCTCTTCCGACAAATCAAGCAACAGGCCATCATCTTCTAAATTCATTATTTCTTTTCCATAATGTGTTTGATTACGGTATTTGCTTCTGATAAATTAGATTTTAACACGGCCTCATCAATAAAAGCAAGCTGCTTACTGGCAAGCATTTGACACTCAAGAAAACTCAATAAAAATTTGTGTGCGTCAGTCTTTTCGGTAAACGTTTTGATTGGTCGGCCTTGGTATCGAACAGTGTATTGTATATTCATAATTTAAACTCCTACGCAAGTATATCGAATTGATTTGAGTGTACCATTAGCCATCTTCGTTACCTTATCACCTGCAGCCTTACAGGCATTTTCGGTTTGAAAACTATTAACAGTAGTCAAGGCCACGGAATCGGTGTTACTCATACCACCAGCAAACGCAAACACAATTAATACCCACATATTATTTCTTCTTCTTTGTTTTAATTACTGCCATTCGTGCTTCTTCTTTGGTGAAACTATCTGGCGGAAAAGGAGGATCCTGAATTTGTGGCCGGTCATGGTCATCTCTGTATCCTTGGCCGTCATATGCATCACTTAACTGATTACGCAATGCAGCACATTCTTCATTCAGCATACGATTCTCACGAACCAATGTCATATGCACATCTTCAAATAGTTCCCACAATTTATTGAATCGAATCTCATTAATCTCTTTCAAACCAAATAACACATTGGTAATTTGGTCGTGACTTAAATCACGTTCAAGAATGGCCTCAGACAAATCATAAATGTCGTCCGTAACCAACCAGCACTTTTGAATCTGTTGTTCAAAATCAAATCCATCACTCATATTATTCCCATATCCTATGTTTTTCTGCAACCCATTCTAAACCATCATATTCTTCAATCGTCCATTGGACATCAATTGGAATATCCACAATCTTTAATTGTGAATACTGACTATTAGCTTCTTCGCCCATTTCTTTTATCACTTGGACTAAAATGGGATCATTACGAGCAATGTCACGATAAGAAAAGTTCTGCTCACTCCATGTTTCATTGTAAGTTTTCTTTTCTTCATCGGTCATTGACCAAAAATCAGATTCACGATTAACCACACGCTCTTCTTTTGGTACTAACCAATAATTGAAATGGCCTTCCCAATCTTCATCTTCTTCAACCCAAACTTTTTTACCTTTGAGTTCAAGGTAACGCACAATGGCGGGCATTGATAAACCAAAGCCACCATGGCAACGATTGATAACAACTTTCATTAAATCTCCACACTCTTAATAGAATCCCAACGGAATGACCGCCAGCCTTGTGCTTCAACATCATATACAGGTAAAGAATCAACAGCAACAGCACGAACCTTCTTCACATTCTCACTCACAACCTGAGGCACAATCTCTTTCGATAAAGTGCATTTCATGGTACGCTCGGTGCCATCATTCTTTTCAAATACTACGGTTGCAATACCATCACGCAATACTGATTTCAACCAATCTTGGCCAACCTGACTGCCATCAAATACAGTCTTTGGTGGATTAATTTCTACCTTGTCATACATTTCAGCAGCACAATACTTTTTGAATTGTCCAAGAGTACCTTCAAATAACGGTGCGTAGGTATCATCTTGGGTCATACCAAACATATTACAACCACAATCCATAATTTTGATTCTCAACTCACCATCAATATTATAAACATGGTACTCATAATCTTGGCCACAATCTTCTGCTGAGGTAGGATACAAATAGAAACCGCCTGATTCATTTTTGAAATGAGCCACTAATTGTGCAGCCAAGCAACCCATGCCATTAAACTGTAAATCTTTGCCAATGCCATCAAGGCCATTCACTACACGACCAGAATTTAAAAACTCTGCCAACTCTGAACCGTGACCGGTTGGATAACCATCGAATTGACGGTACATATTGATAATGGCTTCTGGTTTTTCACCAGTTTTTGATTCTTCGTAAACGAAAGTAAGTGCTCTTGTTCCCATAATATATTTTCCTTAATCCAATAATGTCATGTATGCTTGTGCATTGTTGTTGATAAACCAATTAAGACATTTACGCAAATTCTTATGGTCACCAATTAACTCACAACCTTTTAAATAATCATATACAGCAACTTCAACGGGAGACAGAATACACGATTCACCACTAAATGGGTTTTGCACAATAACTGGTTCATTATCTAAAATCATAATGCCAGGAAAAATATCTTGAATCGATTTGTTTACTGTTTTTTTCATATTAAAATTCCTTCTCAAATTGAACTACCATTATAACATAACCATAGGGAATTGCAAGAGAAATATGCTGAAATGTTGCTTGGAAACAACAGATTTTAGTCGATTAGGAGCGCCTCTGGAGAGAGGACGCCAATGAGTATGAGACCTAGTATAACCGAACAAACCAGAAGCATTCCAAGCGCTTCTGGTGAGTGGTCCAAGGTGTTTCGGCACTCATACTCCCTACCTGCGGAGAAGGCACAACCGATACAAAATGCTAATAAAATTAATGCCATTTAGCCATCATCTCACCGTATAAGTTTTATACACCAATTTATTTTGGTTCTTTGCGTACTGTTTAAATTCGATTGGTTTACAGGCAGGCACCAACTTGGTATCTACCTTATCAAACACACCGCTGTAATAGGTTTGTTTAACGAGGCAATCGTCTTTTGTCTGGTACTCCGAATGAACCTGATAGTTTAACGGAGTATTCAGATAGAATATTAAAATCCATTTCATAATATATCCTTCACCATATTGAAACACATTGGTATCTCGGAGTGTATATGCAGAGCAGTCCGGCCGGTTCTCTCTACTTCAACTCCCCATTGAATCATGATCTAAATTCAACTCAATGTGTTTCAATATGGCGGCCTCTCCCGAGGAGCCATATTTGATTCTACGATTAGGCTGCTACTTCAGCAGGTTGAGATTGGTCAACTGCTTTGCCAGCTTTTGCAACTGGTGCAGCTGCTGCCTTGGTGGCGCCTTTGAATCGACCATTAGCATCGAACTCGGTAAAGTTTACGAGCTGATAACCTGTCACCTTACGGCCAGATTTAATCACTTTGACGATGCCGCCATCTTTACGAATGTTGTAGATGTTGGTAGAGAGGCGATATAGAACCGCTTCTTGGTCGGTGCCTTGAAATACGGCAGCAATCTCGTCAGGTGATACTGGTTTGCCACTCAATAATACCTGAGTGATTTTCTCGTGCCTATTGATTTTTCCCTTGCGGATAGTTAATGCCATGATGTAATTCCTTCTTCAATTAAATTAATATAAAATGATACTTCTCACATACTACACCAACCATTATACAGGTTCTGGTTTGGTTGGCAACCAGTTTGTTGTACCTAAACAACAAGTTTACCACTTTTTTTCTGCCACTTTATACCTTTGTTCCACGGTATTCTTTTACTGGAAGCCTCACCAATTTTTTTCTTGGTTTCTTCCGAATGTTTTTTACCAGTAGCGGACAAACTCATTTTCTTTTTTGTTTCTTCGCTACGTTTTTGTCCTATTTTGGATTGGGACATTTTTCGTTTGGATTCTTCACTAAATTTATAACCCAATAAATTTTTGTTACCTTTAACACCTTCTGATATTTTCTTTTTATCTTCTTCAGTAAAAACATATCCTCTTAAACCTTCACCACCAATTGTAGAATTATATCCTTCATTATAACTGTTATACTCTTGAATAAAATGTGGTTCCATTATTTTCAACGTATGGTCAGCATCACATGATTGGTATATTAATTGCCATTCAAAATTATTCCATCCGTGTTTACGAATTGCTCTGTAAAATTTATTATCTTCCGTTTTATAACAACATTTATGACCATTCTTTCTTTTTGGCCAATGGGTTGCAAAACCAATATAACATTTACCGTTTATTTTATTTGTTGCTTTGTAGATAGAATATATACTCATGCTGGCATTCCTTTACAATGTTAGGGTGGGTGGGAGCTCCAACTCCGTGACCCACACCTATTTATATCAGAATGGTACCTCTTGATTCAACATCTCGGTAGCCGTTGCTAATGGACTCGTATTCGCTGGTGATTCTACTGAAGCATCCACTTTAGAATACAAATCTAAAAATGCCATTTTTGTTTCGGCATCAAAACGATTCACACAAAGCTCAATCGCTTTCATGCGGTCTTTGAAAATCTCATACGCTTTGGCAATGTGTACCAAACGGCGAGTGGAGATAATTTCATCAACTGCACCTTGGTCAAATGTTTGGCGAACCACATCTGCCCATTGGCACAAATTCTCTACAAAATCCTTATCGTCAATCAATGGCGTAAGAATCTTTCTCTCGGTCTTGGCATCAGGATATTCCTGTTCTACCGTAATCGGGAATCGTTCAAGGAAGGCATCGTCAAGCACTTGTGATAAGTAACGACCTTCTTCACTACCACGACCTTTGGTATTGGCGGTGGCAATCACGGTGAAGCCATTGGTTGGCACTACAACTTCGCCAGTCTTTTTGTTGTAGTATGGTTTGCCTTCTAAGATGCCTTGCAAACACATCAACTTATTAGAACCACGGTCTACTTCGTCAATCAATAACACGGCGCCTTTCTTCATTGCCTGCAATACAGGACCATCACGATTCACCACATTACCATTGATAAGAGTAGGACCACCAAGTAAATCGGTTTCATCGGTCTCAATAGAAATGTTTACACGAATACATTCACGCTTGAGTTCAGCACACACTTGCTCAACCATCAAGGTCTTGCCGTTGCCTGATAAACCAGTCACGAATACAGGATAAAATGATTTCGATTTAATGATACCAAGCAAATCTTTGTAGAAACCAAACGGCACATAATCAGGCCATTTTGTAGGAATGGCCGAATCAGATTCATCAATCATTTTTGGTTGACGGAACTCAAGCACTTGTGCTGTCTGAGCATGAAGCGCAACTTCTAATTCTGGCTCAGGAAAATCAATTGGATCTTTTCCGCCAGTCATATGGACTTTTTTGATTTTCAAACCTGAAGGTGGAACTTTGTATTGACCACGGTCATAGCGATACTCCGCTTTAGTCACTAGCCAATACGGCATAGGACAACCAGATTCATTTACAATTTTTTGTATATCTTCTCTGGTGATAATAGCCTCAGAGCCAAACTTTTGCTCACAAGCGGTTACAAAAGCCAAACCGTTTTTGTTTAATTTATTCACATAAACTCCCATAATCAATTAAGTGTACCATTATACAGGTACCACACCATAAGTCAAGAACTATTTTCATTGTGTTGTTTTGGTACAACACATAGGAATATGCACTTTTATTGACAAAACCAGTCA